ATTTCACAGGACTCATATTTTATAGGATCTACTGCAAATTCATTAATTGCAGAAAGCTCAAAAATCACAACTGGGAATTGCACTCTCTGGTCAAACAATGTTGGAAGCACTATTAAAATTGCAGAAGTGAAACTGGAAGAGGGGACTTATGCCTCTGATTTTGAATATGATCTATATGATCAGGAATTACTTAAATGTCAGAGATATTATGAAAAAAGCTATACAGATGGAGTTTTTGAAGGGGCAAATACTACAATAGGATCCGTTGAAATACAAAACTCCATTACTGGAACGTCACCAATGATGACAACAGTATTTTATAGAACAAATAAACGAACTACCGGGCATACAGTAAGAATATATAATTCAGCAGGAACAATTAATGTCGTTGATTCAGATCCAGGCAATGTTCCTTCTTTGGTAACTGGCGTATCTACTGGATCAATTCAAGTATATGCAAATGATGCTGTTTCAAATAAACGATGGTTTAGGTTTCACTGGGCTGCTGATTGTGAATTTTAAGGAGAATATAAATGGCTAATCATTACATAAGATTAAAACAGGGAACAAATTTTATTGAGAAGTCATTTTCAACTGATTTTGAAAATCCTATTCCTGGAGATATTCTAATTGCAGAACGATCAGACGAAAGACATTTTAATTTGGAATTAATGGACGACGATTTATTTTTCCTTTTAAAATATGAAAATGGAGAAATTATTTCTACAACCGGACTGGATCAGAAAGCTGAAAAAGATGCTCTGAAATTCAGTAAAATAAAGCAAAAAATCTGGGAATTATTGAATTCAACTTCTTTGCAATATGGTATAGATGGAATTAATTCAGCCTCAAAATATGCAATAAAACAAAATAGCAGATTTACGATATCAAATAGTCTGCTAGACTGGACATATGCAGTTTGGGATTATGCAGAGCTTGAAAAATCAAAAGTTGACCAGGGAAACAGATCTTTTCCGGTTAAACCGGAAGATTTTCTGGCAGAGCAAGGTTTTCCAAGTTTAAGCTCTTATATATAGTAGGTAAATTAAAATGAGTAAAGATGTTTTATATTATATAACAACAAATGCAATTTTCTTTTCAATTCTAATCGGATTTATAAGATCCGCAACAAAGAATATAATCACAGAAAAGATTGAAGAAAATAATAAAGATTTTTCGGAAATTTTACATATATCCATCCAGGCAAGGATTAAGGATTCTGTCAAAAATGAGACAGACAGATTGCATAAACGAATTACTGATTTAAAAGAATCATTTTCCAATAGAGTAGGACGCCTCGAATACGGCCATGAAAGCACTGAAAAGGAACTTGGCAGAATGTCTATCAAGATTGAATCCATACAGCAGGAATTGAGAGTCATTGAAAAGAATCAAAACAAGGCTCAAATTCTGGTTGAAGAAATGGATCGAAAACTTGATAAAGTGACTGAACTCCTGGAAAAGAAGCTAGTCACGATTGACGAAAAAATATCAAAGCATTAAATCATCATCTTCTTCAAGATCGAATTCGGGAGCCTGGGCCTGATCCTGCAAGTCACCTTCAGGATCTTCCATTTCATCCATCCCTTCCATTCCCTCCATGCCTTCAGATCCATCACCTTGTTCCAAACTCATAGAATGCTGCAAGAATGCAGGATTAAGAATTGTTGCTCCTGCTTTTTTAACTTTTTCAAGATCCTCTCCATACAATTCAGCCATTTTCTCTCCCAGGGAAGGCAGATCTTGTTCAATTCTTATTTCATCTATTAATTTATAGTTTCCGACTTCATCCTTCAGTTTGGCCAGTTTATCCTTTTCATCTTCAGGATCAGTTCCCTGAAATTCTACAACAATTGAAGAAAATTCCGGTCTATATTCTTTCAATTTGTTAAAAGTTGATTCAAAATAAGTAAGCATGGCCTTTTTAGATCTTGTCATGGATGCTTTTATTTTATCGTTTTGATTGGCTTCAGCCAGTGATTGAGAGCCAAGCAGCCTTAAACCAAGCTCTGCCTGATCCATTCCATGAGCCATAAGGACAAAGGAAACAAGCCATTGCATTAATTTTTCAAAAACAATGTCATTTGGTAAATTCAATGGAGTCCATTTTACCTCACCATTTGCAGATCCTATGATTGGAATTGCATGAGAATCATCCAATCCGGAAACCATATTTTGCCATTGAACTTCCAGGGCATCCAATGTGTCTTGAGTCACGTCACCTTGAATCGACATAAAACCAGGAGGAGGCTGTCTTTTAAATTTGTCACGATTGAATTTAAGGGAATTAATAACTCCAGACAGATCCAGCATTGAAGATTCCAAAGGGGACATTCCCCATCCTCTTGTTTGAACATCCGATAAATTATGCTTATGACTCCAGATTAATTCATCCGGTCCGAATGTTTCCACAACCTGATTATCAATCATTTGAACATGCCGGATTGACTTGTCACCTTGATATCCTATTTTCGGATCTGTCGGAAAAATTGTCGCGGGATCCAGATATTTTATTTCAATCAATTTTCCGGCCATGTTTCTGATTGGATAATGAGCCATTCCATCCAATGTTAAAGTATCTCTGATCATCATTTCAAAAACAGAATACAGATTGTCTCTCTCAGTCCATCCATCGACTTTATCTCCCATAAACCGAAAAAATCGGCCTGCCTGCTTCATTAATTCCCTGGTTTCATCATCCGGTTTTTCATTTTCGTCTTCCATGGAAAACCAAAGTCCCTCTTGTGACGATATGGAAGCAAACCGGATTAAATCATCTACTCTGAATGTATGGATTGCAGAAATGATTGAAGTGCCATAAGAGGCTTGTCTCAATAACGGATAATCAATTCTCCAGATTGGCCGGAGCCTTACCCCGTCAGTCATGACTTGATATTGTTCATGAGTATAAACCGGATTTTTCTGATCTTTTCCTGTAATCCCTGGTTGGTCCACTCTGCCAAAAAATGACTTTGTTAGGGTAAGTAATTTCTGGTTTATCTGATCCTGTAATTCATGAGAATTCCCGGAATTCCCTCTTGAAACTGTCTGACTCTTTTGAACTTCCCTGGATTCTGAAACTGGATTAATGTCTTTTTCTTTTCTTAAAAATTTCCTAACTGCCGGACGGCCTGATTTTTTGCTCATAACATATCATTGCATAGATTTAAAAATCGGAGTTTTTTTTTATAACTTAAACCAAAACCTTATAACAATTCCCAAAACCTCGAAAACAGCCGAAAACAGTATTATAACTTCTGAAAAAATTCCAAACAATCCGAAAAAATATAGAAAAAATCAATTTAAAAGTAAAAGATTTTTGTTCCGATATAACAATTAAATGTATAATTTGATTTATGAAAACAATCACATTGCAGGACATATCCCGTTTATCACTTCAGAATCAATATTCCATACCAATTGCAGACATAGCAAAATTAACCGATCCAAATATAAATGGAAAAAGAATTCATTATATTCTGGGAGTGGTTGCAGCAGCAGCATGGAATATTACAGGAATATCGAACAATGCAGATCCAGATTTAAGGGAAATAACCATTTCTGGCACTGGAAACGTCGAATTTCATCATATCCGTTGCTTTGATACGATTACAGGAGCAACCGGAATAACTGAAATACATGGATTTTGGTCAAATGCCGGAAATTTCTAATCTACTTAAAAAAAACAGACTGATTCTGGCAGCATCCACTGAATTTTTTAAAGAATCTTTCAATCTGAATTCAGAGCCAGACGAAAAAGACGTTTTAAAATCAGAACTGGCAATGATCCAGAAAGGGATCTTTTCATTTGGAAAAAATTCTTCTTCCGGAGGACCACCACGCCCAGGACTTGTCAGGAAACAGATTTTTGATAAAAACGGCAAAAAACAGACAAAATGGGTAAAACCAGGTGAAGCCGGAACTCCAATTGAAAAAAAACGTGAACAGGCCAAGCAGGAACGGAAGCGAATTACTCATTTGCAGCATTCAAAAGAAGATCAGGAAAAGATTGAAGAAATGACAAAAAGGCATAAAGAATATGAAGATAAGGCCAAAGAGCAAAGAAGAGAGTTTGGATCCGGTCCGAAAATTCCTAAACCTGGGATGGTTATGAGAGTTTATGCCAAAGGAAAGGTCAATATTGGAGGTATGCTTGCCCAAATAGAAAAAATTGCAGAGGATGGAAAAACTGTAATTGCCAGATTAACTTCAGGAGCCGTCCACGAATTCAGTTTGGATCATTTGGAATTTGCAAAATCCACTCTACAGAATAATTTATCAGATAAAACAGGAGAAAAAAACAAATGAGCATTACACCACATGCAAACTCAAAAATTAATCAGGCAATCGACAGGCAAAAGGAAATATTCCCGAACCTGAAAACAAATG